CATAGGCAGTTATTAGGCCACCAAAAGCAGTGTAAGTTCCGCCAAATGCCCCGTCCATGACAACGTAAATTTCAGCTATAGCAGTTGTTGTTGTAGTAGAATTGCGCAGATAGTTACTGTGATTACTGCTGCCCCAGTCTACGCATTTCTTGCCGTTGATACCGGTGACATACTGCGGGCCGGTTGCGCTTTTAGTGAGCGTCCACGCCCTGCTGCCTTTGCTGGTTACTGCCGTGATCTCAGTACCAGATGTTGTTACGGTTGTCTGATCGGCAAAGTCATACCAAAGAACTGGAGATAGCCCTGGCGTTGGGTCGACGGGCCCACCTCCTGTTTTTCTTCTTGCCGAGGCACTAAATCTTGCTTTCGGTGGGATTAAAAACATGATTAAGCTGAGGTTTCGCCGGTAAGAATGTATCTGTCTGCGGATATACCGATCACACCCGCCACTGCAAATTGCCTTGCAGTCTTAAACGTGGCTCCCGCAGAGTCCAGCGTAACGGAGGTACCCGAAGTAACCGTTACTTGACCAGAAGCCAGCTGAATCAGCGTGCAGTTAAATCCGTTTGTCAGACCTTGTGGCACCTGGACGGCTACACCCGTCGCGTTCGTGAAGAGAACCGTTCTGCCGTTATCCGTAGCGGCCAGTACGTACCCCGTGGTAGCTACGGTGTTTAAGCTCGCCAGGGTAGTTGTGTAGCTCGGTGACGTTATGCCCGAAGCGTAGATTCCTGAGCCAGTGAAAATCGCATTTTCGCTGCCTGAAGCTGTAGTACCAGCTTTGAATTGAATGGCGCCAGCCGGCCCTAGTGTAGTGCTGCCACCTACTGTAATGTATGCAGCTGCTGCGGCCGCAAAGCCACTAACAGTTACTTTCTTTGGTTGTGCGTCTGCGTCGATCTCGCTGACATCTAATACTGCTAAAACGTCAGCTCCGGAGAGCGCAGAGTCTCCAGTCTGCAGATCATGAATGGGCTGGATGCTGCGACCGTAGGATCTAGCGTCATCCAGATTACGCCGCGTAGCCACTGGTTTTTCTTTATTTAACTCCAGTATAGCCCTACTTTTTTCTGCTGAAGACTGTTAGTATGGTGGCAGATTGATTTTATTCGCTAATACATGATCCCTGTTATCGGTACAGCTGTTGTTAATGCGCCTCATTGGGTATACAGATTATTCTACAGCATAGACTATCCGGTTGATACCTTTGTTATTTTCAATAACAACGGCCGAGGTCAAATCACTGAAGAACTGGACTATTTAACTAAGGTTCCGCATAAGTACGTGAAGCGGGTTGTCGTGACCCACATGCCGTCGAACTTCGGTTGTTCTGGCGCGTGGAATCTGATCATCAAGTCGTTTATGTTTGCTCCGTACTGGATCATCACAAACCATGACTTGATGTTCACACCGGGGTTTTTAAAGCAAGCCGTGGAGCACGCAGCAGATGCGGAAACCGGTATCGTCCACGGGGAGAACGGCAGTTGGGATTTCTTTCTCTTAAAAGACTGGGTTGTGCAGCAGTACGGGTTGTTTGATGAGAACTTGTATCCGGCGTACTGTGAGGATATGGATTACGGAATGCGTTTTAAACATAAGGATTTAAAGCGTTGTATGTCTGTAGGTCTGCCTTATTACCATGGGGAGACCTGCGGTGATTACGCTGACGGGTCACAAACCTGGCGATCTGAGCCCGAACTGGCGTCCAAAATTAACCTGGCGCACGAGCTGAACAAACAGTATCTGCACGCCAAGTGGAATCCAGCGTGGCAGGCTCACGTTGAGGGTGAAGTTTATAAAACTCCTTTTAACAACCCGAGTATCCCGCTGGACTTCACAACGTACGATTTACACTTCGTTCGTAGTAAAAGTCTAGGGTTTTAAGTATAGTGAGCGAAGCGAATAGTCAGTATGCTGTCGGAATGCCTTACTACTCGTCACACACTGACCGAGGTCAATTAGTTAACTCCCTCAAAGAGGTGCTAGATCAGCGCGGCGTTTCTTCTTTTAAACTTAGCGTCGAGGCTGAACTTTCACCTACGACTACACGTAAGATCTACTCAGACCATAAGTATATACCTTCTCCTACTGTTTTAGAACGAATTTGTTTAGTTTTAAATATTCAGCCTGGCGAGATTCTAAAAATTTCGTCTAATATGGAATCACAAGTAGCGGTGTGTTCCGGTGTTTAGTCCTGCTGATTACGAGCTGGCGGCTCGATTGACCGGATTACCCGTTCCGCGTACGGCTGCCGAGCAGGCTGCAGCAGCACCTATCGTATCCAACATTCTTAGGACTTTTGGGCGGGCTCCGGCGCCTATGCCTGGTTTTGATGACTCTCGTGGAATGTCAACGTCGCCCACGAGGTCTCTCAACATGATGCCTGATGTTTCCCAGCCGGAAGCTAAGGATCAGTTAGAGCATCGTCTTCGTGCAGGTATGACGGATCCGGACGCGTTTGCCGAAATTGCAGACTTACTAGAGATAATTGAGCAAGATCCGGAGATTGTAGATCAGCTGTTAGCTGCCCTTAGGGATATGCAGGATGACTCTGCGGCTTCTGGTGAGATGCTTAGTCAGCAGCGTCCTCTGTATTACGACACTCCTAATTATGGCGGGCAGTACTCTGTGCTGAACGCCCCTAGCTCCAGTCCCATCCCTCCGTCCATTCGTTATCAGGAATTGGGCTGATATGGACCGTATTCGTCAGTTAATGGACAGGGACGTTAGATACGACGCTCCTGAACTCTCTCCTAGTGAGTTTTTACAGTCTTATTTAGATTCTAATTTTCCACAAACTGCAACACACCCCTCAGCCGAGCAGAAGGCTATGGGTGTATCTAAGTCAACTGATGAAGATGAGCTAAACTTTAATAAGATGAAGCGTGCGCCTACGGGCGTTGGCTACGACCGTCCGCAAGTCAGCTAATGGCCCCTATTCCCGTTCGCGGTCTCGCTGGTTTAGGCACAGGAGCAATCGAAGCTCTTGTTAAAGCCGGCGTGGATCCTAACGACCTGTTAAAGACTTTGGGCGAAGGGACGCAGGAAGGTGTCCAACGAATTCCTGGCGAAACTCGTCGAGCACTTTTACGAGACATTCTTGCCAGCGTCATAGGGGGAGGTATTGCTACCTCTGTACCTAATCTCGTAGAGAGTATCGTAAAACCGTCTGCTATTGCGGGTCCTCCGGCAGAAGGCCGGTACATGGTTGGGCCAGATGTCGACCTGCGGCTGATTCCGGATTATCGGGCCGATGTCTTTAGGACGCGGCTTCTAAATCTCCTGCCGGGAGTTGAGCTCCCCATGCCTAGATCCCCTCAAGATGTATTAGGGGAAATCGAGGCCCGTATTACGCGTCAGGCCCGAGACTTAACGGAAAGAGAAATTGCGAAGACTAGAGCTGAACGAGAGTTTGATGTTGCTTTGAAGAGGCTAGAGACACAAGGTGCTCTCCAAAGAGCCCAAGTGGAGGCTGCTAGCGCTATTCGCCAGCAAGAGATTGCTAGTGGAGCCGATATTCGCTCCCGCGAGCTGCAGAGTTTAGGCGACGTTCAGCGCCAAAGGCTGAGTTCGTCCTATGATTTTGCTAAGGGAGCATTGGAGAACGCCATTCAAAACGTACTCCAATCTGGGGTTATTAATGATCGTTCTGTTCAGCAAGAGTTAGCTCGCATTCAATAAGAACATGGCCCTTCCTCTCCCTGTTAATCCCTTTCAAAACGTAACTCCTGCGGAGCTCTTAACTCCTCTTGGGTTTGTAACTCTCCCTTTTCGCGGGGCGGCGGCGGTAATGTCTGGCCTTAGTGGTGCGGACCAGAGTCGCCCTACAGCCCGTGGAGGACAAAAAGCGACCCTTGGCGGAAAGCCTGTCGTCTTTGATGCTGGCTCCAATAAATGGGAGCCTGACCTGAGTACTCCGGAAGGTAAGGATGCTTGGAGGGCTCCCGGAACTCGGGCTACGCTGGGAAGCGCTTCCGTAACTTGGGACCCTAAAGAGGGTTGGGTTGCGGACAGGCGATCAGCCAATGATTCTTCATTGCCACCCCCTCCTCCGACTGACGCTTACACCGGGGGAAACATTGATACGGATACTGGGGTTCCTCCTGTACCTAATCTTCCCGCGCCAACCGAGGGCGCTCCGGGTACTTTTCCGTCACCAAACACGCCTTTAGGCAAACAGCAGCCTGATATTGATCCCAAGCTTCCGTTTGATTATACGGAACGGATGATCCGGGACTACTTTGTACCGCTCCGAGAGCGAGAGCGCAAAGGAGCACTGATTGAGAGCATTGTTACTTCCCAGTTACGCGATCGTGGCTTACGAGAGTTATCGCGTCGGGCGATCGAAACCGAAAACATTAAAGCTTGGAGAGAGATTGAGGTGGCTCGACAGCAGGCTATGTCGAACCAAGCTATTGCATTGGCTAATACGGCGTACCTCTCTCAAATTCCTAATACGGGGATTATGCAGGCGATGTCCGAGACGATGAAAGCCTCTATGCAGCCTGTATCTTTAGCTTCTGTTGGGACGGTGGGCTGATGGCTGGTCCTCTTGCTGCTCTTGGTGCGATTGGCACTTTCGCTAGTGGGGCGGGCAGTCTCGCTGGATCCTTAGGTTTAGGCGGCAGCGGCCCAAGCCCAGGAACTCCAACCGGAGCGGATTACGTATCCCTGTACGCTTCGTCGTTAGCTCCGGGTAACACACAACTCACTATCGCTGCGCAACAGTTAGCTGCGATGATGGGGCCTTATATCCAAGGGCTCAATACATCCACGGCTCTACAAGGATCGCAGTCTTTAGGTCAATTCAATCAAGCTGCTTATCGCGACCAAAAGGTAACTGATTTGTACTCCGGTATTGCCGGGGGGTACTCTAACTCGCTAATTGGTAATGAAGATCTCGTAGCTAAGTATAAAACGGCTACAGAATTCCTAGGACCCTCAGCTGCTGCTGATCTCACATCTAAGTATGCTGATACTGCATCCGCTCTGCAGGCCAGAGTGTTAGAAGGTGAATCGAGTGCCCTGAATAAGGTCACTGAAGGACAGGTTTTGGCGGGTATGGACGCGTCTGAGAAGCGCAATGAGTTTGCTTCGAATATCGCGAACACTAATCTTGATATTCGTAAACGTCAGGAAGACACTAAGAACGCGTTAGCTCTCCAGCGTGGGCAATTTGAAGCTTGGAGAGCTAAACACGCAATAGGTCAAGGTAGTGCGCTCGCCGGGCTAAGAATGTTCGCATGATTTCTACGATTGGTAACTCCCAAACTGTTGCAGACTGGCTTGCTCTTTTAGATAAGTCTGCGAAAGACGCTTTTGTCCATTACGCTAAGAATTCCGCTAGCGATATTGAGGCTTACTTGTACGCCCGGTTTATGAAGCCGTCGTACACCGGAAGCATCAGCGATCTTTCCGCGTGGGTTCAAGAGAAGTACCCGAAAACTGATTTACGTAAAATCCTGTTATTCGAAATCGACGAGCTTCAGCAAGATATTCATAAAGTTAGGGACATGACCATAACAGGCATGTTAGATCACGCCACGGCGGCCACGAAGATCTCCGCTCTTCAGAAAGAACTTCGGTCTCACATTCAGTCTGTTCGAGCTATGTCAGATGGGCTTGACCGGCGTGGATTGCTGCTTGCCGGCGCTGATCGATGCCTCAGAGAGTTGACCCAGACCTTCGAATCTCAACCTACGATTCAAGCTTTGTTAGAAGACTCGGCTTTATTGGTCTGGTCAACTCTGGAGCGTGAAGAACGCAGCTAATTCACACGCTGATAACTTTAGTCATTCGCTTCATTATGTTTTCTAGCGGGCACCTAAACGTGCCCATAAACGCGTCATTGACCCCTAAAGCCATCACAACTTCTGTGTTTTCGATAAACGGCCCGAAAGGGAGGATAACTGCGGGCTGAAAGGACACAATATTTCCTGTTACGTCAGTCCACGCAATGAGCTGGTCATTTAGGGATCCTTCAAACAACGGATTTTCGTCGTAGTACAGGATTTTCTCAAAAGTCTTATCGACTATGTAAGAACCTAAATAGTATTTAAGATACACAAATCCGTTAGAGTCTGTCTCCATACGCTTCCAGTGATAAAACACTAGATGGCCGTATCCGATATTGATCGGAGCCGTGGAGTTGAAGGTAGCAGCTCCGTGCGTTGCGCCCTCCAGTACGGTTGTGTCTGTTGTAATCGTTGGGCTTGACTCTCGCTCAATGATCAAGGGTCGCGTTGAGTACAGACAACACAACTCGTCTTTATGGGTAAAGAAGCACCAGTTTTTCTCTGCGGCTTCTTTTTCTCGGTTTTTTCCGATCGGCGGAATTGCTGGTGTAACAGCTTCCCCTGTTTCGTTGACGTAGGCGACGATTACCTTCGGTTGATCGAAGAGTTTCGCACCGCCTTTATTTCTCTGACTTGCATAAGTTGAGCCAACAAACTGAACGTAAAGTTCAGAGTCTGGGCCAATAAAAAGTCGAGGATCCTCGTAACTGAGCTTGTGAGGTTTTGATCTGATTTTTTTCGTTCCGATGATTGTGGAGTCATTCAGCAGCTCTCCGATGTAAACATCCGTTGGCTGACTATTCATGTAGAAGTAATTATTGTCATATCTAAAGCAAAAAGGCTCTGGTTGTGATCTCCATGCAATCAGAGTTTTATTGTTATGCTTTAGAACACAAGGGCTGAAATTGGCAACTGAATTTTTAGGTAGGCCCTTGGTTATTCGCACGAAAGTACCGCCAAGACTCTCCGCTTGCTGGTAAACAGTTGGAGTTCCGGGGTGATCCTGTTTGATGCGGATAGCAACCTGAGAATGCTCGTGGTAAAACCGTGCGCTGTTCATGGGTATCAAGCTAAAAGGTCGTTAATTGCTGCTACAAACCCCGCAGCTACGGTTTCCCACCGGTATTCGGGTCTTTGAGTCAGTGCGTAGCAAGCATCGGCAACTTCTTTGTAAATTAACTTGTCGTGATACAGCGTGTTAAGTTGCTCCACAGCGTGATCTGTTTCGATTAGACCGCGCTCAACGCCTAGGTCTTTGTCGTAGACCCACGTAGCAATGTCCGTGGTCATGCCAACGCCTTCCCACAGATCGCGGCACACTGTGTGATTGGGAACAATCTGAGGCTTGCGGCAACTTGCGTGTTCGAAGCTGACAAGCCCCCAGCCCTCACCATCCGCAGTATTCAACCCTACGTTTGAGACGTTGTAGATCTTATTAAGAAGTTCGTCGGATGGTGCATCCGTGTAAGACATTGAGTTAGTCGTCAGCACCAGCCTGTTCTCGGCGCTTAGCCCACGCTTCTCCATCTCGTGACGGAAAAGAGGCATAATATCCCACCCAAGATCTTTAAGCGCCATGTGCAGATACAGCATTGTATCTGGCTTATCGACTGCAAATTTTGCGAAGGTTTGAATGGTTAGGTCTATACGTTTCCGAGGTTGGTTTCGATTACCGTTGAAAACAATAAACTTGTCCTTAGGAATTCCGAGTTGGTCGCGGGCTTCGTCCATTGGCATGGGGTTGAAGCGACCAATGTCCACCCCGTGGGGGATAACAGCTAGTTTCTGTGCTTCTACTCCTTGATCTAGAAGACGCTCAGCGCTTCCTACGGTAAACGTAGTTGCTAGATCCCAGTGGGGGATATTTCGCAGCATATCAGAGAGGTAACTCTGACTATCTGTTGGGAAGTATGCGAAAAACTTGAACTTTTGAGTTTCGCGAAGGAACTGAGCTCTCTCCCAAACCTGATTTAGAACCCAAATATCCCCTAAGGCAATAAAAACATCAGGCTTGACTTTCGACAGGATCTCCGGAATTCGGTTGAAGCCGTGGCGATCCGGTGCATTGACGGTAGCCGCCGGGTAAATGTCGAAAGGGTAATCGTGCGGATCTCCTACAGCGTTAACCCCGAGGACAGTGACTTCGTGCTGTTTACTTAGGTGGTTTAAGATGCTGTGCGTTACTCTACCGAATCCAGTATTACAGCACGCATCGCCATACCAAAGTACTTTCGCCATCCCGATGTAGAATCTGAATACAGTTAATATAGCAGCACTGTCAGGATATTGATATGCCGAGCCGGGAATCCTTTGCTTATCGTCGCGGTGCTCAGATCAAGGCAGTTAGAGCGCAAGAGGACACTTCAACTAAGTTAGATAACGTCTATTCGCGGGCTTCAGCGGATTTTCACACGTTCTGTACTCTTCTGGATAAGCCTCCGGCAAAGCACATGCTGGAGTGGCACCAGCACTTAATTACAGGTGCCTCAAACAAGTACTTAATTGATATTGCTGGGCCGAATCTAGATATCTTAAGTCCCCGAGGATCCGCAAAGTCTACTGTACTTAACCTGTTTACCGCTTGGATCATAGGTAGGCACACATCAGCTGGGTTGCCACTGCAGATTATCTATGTGTCGTATAACATCGCCACTGCCACGCCGAAGAGCCGGATTATTAAGCAGCTGATCGATTCAACTGTCTACAAAAAGATTTTTCCTAAGGTCCAGCTAAAGGCTGGGATGCAGTCCGACATTGGCTGGTCGATTGACTTTGAGTACGCTGGTATTCCCCGCGTGGGCGATGAAGAGTTTACGTTGCGTGCTGCTGGCTTACGAGGTTCGATTACATCCAAACGCGCACATTTAGTTATCGTTGATGACCCTATTAAGTCCAGTACGGATATTAAAAATCCCGCAATTAGGGATGAAATGAATACTAACTGGTCGTCTGTTATTGCCCCAATTATCTTCGAGGGCGGACGCTCGATTTGTCTAGGCACCCGCTTCCACCCTCTAGACATTCATAAAACTCTCTTTGTTGAGTCTAAGGGATGGAAACAGGTGACTCAAGAGGCGCTTACCTACGACAACCACGGAAACCCCCGGAGTTACTGGCCGGAACAATGGTCTGTTAATTACCTGATGCAGCAGAAAGAACTTGATCCTGTTGCGTTTGCCTTCCAGTACCAACAACAACCCGTTCTTACTTCGGATCTTATCGTTTCTCCTGAGTTAATCATTAAGGGAGATGTTGTTACAGAGTTCGATTCGCTCGCCGTGGGAATTGACCTCTCAGCTAGTCGTAGTGAAACAAGCGACTACACCGCATTTGTTCTCGGAGGACGCCTTAAGGACAAGTACTACATTATCGACGCTCATCAGTGTAGAAGTATCGGTAATTTAGAGAAGATAGATTTACTGTGCGACATGTTGTTGGAGTGGGGGATCCTGGTAAAACAGGATGGACAGTTCCTGCCTACTTATTCCACCGTTACCCTTGTTGTTGAGTCTGTTGCGTATCAAGCTTCTCTGGCTGCGGATATCCGGCGGGTTCTCTTAACTGAGCGGGGCTTAGGCAACCTTCACATTCACGAAGTCAAAGGCTTCCGTGGAGATAAGATTGCTCGGTTCAGAGGAACCCTCGGTTTGTTAGAGAATAAAAAGATCGTCTTTAACAAATATAGAAAGTTTGATGCGCTGCTTGACCAGCTGATTAATATAGGCGCTACGTCTCACGATGACTTACTTGACGCCTATACCTGGCTCATCACTTTCTTGCAGCGACGCGGAACCTTCTCCATCGAGTACTAATACGCACGCGATGAATAAACGAATTTGGGTCGCAATCACCGCACACAAACCTCTGGATAGGTTATCACCCTTACTGCATGTAATTTCTCAGTACGAGTCGTTTCCATTTGATGTTAAGGTTTGTGTTTACATTGATTATGACTCACAAAATGATGTTGAGCTTTTACACAACTTTTTCGGTATTTTTAAGAAGGTAGAAGTTGAAGTTAAAGTTGCTTCGCCTGGTTATGAAGATTGGTATTTAACCTGGGCGCACAAAACGGATCTAGCGCTTGAGATTCTCAATAAACGTGCAGATTACTATATTTATCAAGAGAATGACATGGTATTAACTCTAGAGAACTTTAAGTACTGGATGGTTTGGCAACCTCGTCTAGCTCAGCGTGGATTAGAACCGGGCTTTATTCGGTACGAAAATTACAGCGGTTTAAAGGTCCCTTTTGATAATCACTACGTCTACTCGCTGACTAAAACCACGCCGGATATCTGGGGGTCAGTTGGGTTCACTGTCCCGAAGATTTTAGTTATTGATCACGAGATAGATTTATTTGTTCAGGTAGACAACCCTTATTACGGGGGGATGATTCTCACTCAAGCTGACGGGGATAAATACATACGCTCAATGAGTTACGACCCGGAGATGAGCTATTCCCGCGTAGGCATTCGTAATTGGCCCATCGCAGATCGTAGTTCTATGGGGTTGGCGTTCGAAGGTGTGCCAGCAGAGTACGAACACAGACGCTGCATTCCCCTTAAGAAAGTTTCAGAGGGTTACGAGCCCCTCGATTTTTGTTTGATTCACCATGACGACTTCAAATATGCTCCGGAACTAAAGCAAAAAAATGTAACTTTATTAGATTGTAAGCAGATGTTTTCCTTGAGTTGAGAACTCCTCGTGGAGCTGAGTACGTAAAAGTCTGCTATACTCTCGCAGGAAGGAGTACATGTGAAGTTCTGTATAGAACAGACGCATACAACCTTCGTAAACATATTCAAGCTGTACATGGAACCATTTACTGGTTTAACCCGTCCTGAGGATCTGGTTGGCGTTTTAACCGAGCGTGGATCTAGATACGGTGCTTTCATGGGCCACGCGGGTGTCACTTGCAAGCTGAAAGACGTTATCCGCGCTGAGCTTAACCACCGTTCTAAACAACTTGAGGTAGATCAATTAGAGGCTTTAGATATGATTTGTCATAAAATCGGACGAATTATTAATGGAGATGCCGACTATGACGACAGTTGGCGGGATATTGCTGGATATTCTATGCTTGTTTGTGATCGTTTAAACGGAATTGTTCGCTAACTCTTCCTGGTTAAACTCGATAGACTGTTTTTAAGTAGAGCTTTTTTATGGATTTTCGCGCTTTCGGCACCACGTATCCTTACTCTGGTACGGTCCCCTTCACGAGCGGTTTCGGCATGGTGCCGCATGCTTCTGGCGGAGGAGAAGCACACTTTGCTTCCTGTAGAGCACTGTTTATTGAGGCGAAGTCAGGCGGTAGCGGAGGCTTTCTCGCTGTGGAGATGACGGACGCACCTAATCAGATCATACGGGCACAAAACCTTAAAGGGGATCAACTGTATCCTATCTCTTGTATCGCTATTCACAGCGGTGACGTTGCTGGCGTGTTTGTTCTTTACTGATTTCTCTGCTGAGGAGGGTTTATGTCCGAAATAGCGAAGAAAAAGCACCCTGAAAAGTGGGCTAGAGCTAAGGCTAAAGCCCGCGCAAAACTCGGCGGCCATAGCGCTAGAGCTATGCAGCTCGCCACAAAGTACTACAAGGACATGGGAGGTGAGTATTCGGGTAGAAAATCCGGTGAAAATCGTCTCTCTCGCTGGTCTAAGGAAGATTGGCAGACGAAGGAAGAGTATGAGTCGAACAAAGACTGAAAATGGCTGATTTAGCTAGGGAGAAAGAAAAATGGAACCTTCCTCTAGTTCTGCTCGATATTTTCTTCGCGGTTACGTAGAAAAACCTAAGGATGAGCAGGGCGAGCAGCAATCTTTCGGGGCTGAGCCCGAAGAACCCTCTAAATTTGAGTCCCCGGAAGATTATCTGAACGAGGGGCCGAATATTGCGGACGTTGAGGAGGTCAAAGACCACTTAATCGAGAAAGCTCAGGCCGCGAAACGGGTATCTGCCCCCTACGCCTAGCGTATTCCGTAAAAACCGTCCTAGTATGCTGCTAGCTCGCACCTGGCGCCGTGCTTTTTGACTGTTTTTTGTATTTCAACGAACGTGAACTGCTAGAACTGCGTTACGAGATACTCAAAGACGTTGTAGACGGCTTTATTATCACAGACGCTAACAGAACTTTCAAAGGAGATCCTAAACCTTTTACTTGCGTTGATACTCTCCGCGAGCTGGGGATCCCTGAGGACAAAGTTCAGGTTCTACACGTTGAACTTCCCTCAAAGGAAGAGATTTTTGATCCATGGGTGAGGGAATACGCCCAAAGGGATGCTCTCGCCGTGGGTATGCGGATGACCCCTCCCGACTCGGTGTTTTTCTTCAGCGATGTTGACGAAATTCCTCGCCCAGAAGCGTTACTAGACGCCGCTAAGATCGCTCAAAGGTCCCCAGATCGCTGTATACGCTTATCAATGCCTATGTTTTATGGGCGTGGCGATCTGCGGGTGGTGAATCCAAACGGTCGCGATTCGGAAGCACCAAATAATTGGGTTTGCGGCACAATTGTTTTACATGATCATCTACACCAAACACTTTCGCAAATTCGTCGTAACCCACGCGATGTTGTTTACGGCTATTGCGACGCCGGGTGGCACTTCTCCTGGATGGGTGACTCAAATCGTTTGAAAACTAAGGTACAGTCGTTCTCTCACTGTTACGACGACATTCCTAATTCCGTGGCCCCAGCCGACAGTCAAGAATTGCTTGATTTTATGGATCAGTATAAGGCTGTTGAAGGCGCTACAGATCCGTTAGGGCGCACAGATCACATTCTGGTTAACTACCCGCATGAGCTTTTGCCTCCTGAGCTGTTTAGAATGGATCGAGTCAGAGATTTTCTGCTCCCGACTGTAGATTGAACGTAAGAGGATCCGGATCTAATGCCTTCAGATAATCTGAGTGTCCGCAGTCGATTTTCAGAAATTCTGGAGGCTGCTAGAACCCAAGATCGTAGTAAACAGTCTACGACGATGGTTGTTCTCAGCCATCTTCAGCAGATGACGCTGCTGATGCTTAAAAAAGGACTATATTTTTATTGTGAACAAGATACCTATAATGCTCGAACTCGTTTTCTTCAAGATTTAATCGAGTTAAATAGATTAGACATACGGTTTCCCGCAATTATCCGGAATTTTTTGATTGACGGCTGCGGATTGTTCTATTTCCGTCCTGACGTTAAGTTAAAGTACCAAATTTATTTCTTTAATAAAAATCAATATAAGGTTTATCATGATGTAAACGGTAATATAGAGGAAGTCGTAATTCTTTATAGCTACCAAGTTAGAGGATCCTTGTTGGGTCTTCCCGGTGACTCGACGAACCAAAACAAGCGTTATGTTCGGTTGTCTCTGACCTCTGAATTCATATCAGAGTATGAATCAAATACCGAACTCAGTTTTGATTTAGAACCAGGCGGAATTATCAGTCCAAAGAGTAAAAAACCCAACGGTTTAGGGTTCATTCCCGCCGTGGAGGTTCTGAATAAGCCGAACTCCAGCGGAACTGAAGGCGAAGGGGACTTTGAGCAGTTCATGGAAGCGGTTGTGCTCCATGACCAGATGATGAGCACTATTGCCAAGAATATTGAGTTCTTCGGTAATCCCACGCTTGTCAGCTCCCGTCCCAGAAGTGATCTGGTCGAAGCTTCGGATGCTGAGCGCAATTTCAGACCGACTATTAGTAGTCAGAGCGGTTTTGCGGGGCCGGATTCTCCGTCCACGCGTGTGTCGGAGCCATTCGGCGCATCTTCTGCGCTCGGGGGTCTCCGTGTTCCACGGATTATTGCGAACGTTGAGCCAACGGATCGAGTCGGTTTCATTACGCCCGACCCGGTTAACGGAGATATGAACCGTTACTCTCTCCTGTTACGGGAAGAGATTCGAACGGCTCTCGGAGGTGTCGACGAAATTTCTGTGTCGGCTGGTGCAACCGCGACGGAAATTAAGGGTCTCATGGGTCGGGCTCAGGCCACGGCGCTCCGTAAGAACAAGAGCTTCCTGAATTACGGATTCTGTAAACTCTTGGAGATGATTATTTATCACCAAGAGAATGTATTTAGAGAGAGTTTTGCAGAAATTACTGGGCTGAAAGCTCCGCAGCCTCCGGCTGAAGAAACTGAAGAAAGCGTCACTCTTTATCAAACGAAGCTGGCTAAGTTTGAGGCCA